ACACGTATTTTCTCGTTACCCCGGTGATCCTGATTCAACGGCAATGAGATTGCAGCTTTGGGATGGTGATCGTTTTCTTAAAGACGTTGCCGCAAATCCCAAGCTAAAACAAAACATGGAGATCGCCCTTGGCGAAGATTTTGTTAACAGGATGACTGCTGCTTCTCGTCTTACTGAGGCAACCCGAACTGTGTCCAATGGCGCAGGCATCAAACCAACTGGTGTCATCACCGAGAAGGGTGCTCGCGGATTCATTCCTATTGGGCCAGTGATGAATTCCATCGGAACTCGGGCAACTGCTGCAATGTATCGAGCTGGATCATTATTTCCGCTTCTTAGTAAGATGTCTCAGAAGGAGCTTACTCAAGAGCAGTTCCAAAAAGAAACGTCAAAAGCACTAGGCACGGCGTTGCTCACGGCAAATGGAATTCAAGCTACATTGCAGACTGGCAAGTATGATCCTGAATGGTCGCGTCGTCTTGGACAAACTCTTGGGACAGCATCAAAAGACTCTATTGATTATGCCAAGGCGTTTGGATACGGAACAAGGTTTTGATTAAAAGAGTTGCATCTCAAAAAAGTAAAGGTTAAGAAATCAAAGTGACTTCGGAACCAGCACCAATTGATCCAAACGAGAAGCTAAAAGCGGAATACGTTGACGAACGAGAAGACAAGTCGGCTTGGTTTCTTGAGGTCAAAGAACGTGCAAAGCTCTCTCCGGGCAACTGCGTCGAACACTACGCCCCAAATAAGGCTGCAATGGCCCTGTGGCTGGCCGCACAAGGCGCGAGGATAACCGATATCCAGAAGAAGACAGGGCTTGGCAGGGAGACGATCAGGGGTCTGCAATGGCGTCACACCGATACGCTGGAGACAAAGCGCAAGGAATTCTCGATGAGATACGCAATTGCGGCGCAGGATTACACGGATTTGCTCTTTGAGCGTTCCCAGCAACTGTTTGATAATCCCGAGGAGCTTGCAAAGATTAGCCCTGACAAGCTCGCTGTAACGGTGGGCATCCTGACCGATAAAGCCGCGCAACTGACCGGAATGGCGTCCTCAATCGTGGAGCATCGCAAGGGTGCGAGTCTGGACGATGCTGCGAAGATGATCTTTGACGCAAAAGCTCGTATCGCCAGCAAAATCAAGGAAGACGCAATCGAAGCTGAAATCCTATGATTTGGCGGAAACACGCAATCCTCACCCCGCCCACCGACGAGGAGATGGTGGAGATGGAGCCGGATGAATTGATTGGGCTTCATTCAATTTACCATGAAGCCATTGAGAATGCAGAGAAAGACCCGTATCACTATGGGTTCAGACTCCCGCACTGGAGCAAGGCTGAAGAGCAACTGTTTGAGGTTAATGAGATACTGGCACTAGGTGGCAACCGGAGCGGCAAGACGCAGTGGGGTGCATTCTCTGTTGTCCGTGCTGCTATCGAGAACCCCAAGTCTGAAATTTTCTGCTTCGCCCAGACATCTGAGGTCAGCATTCGCCAGCAGCAAAGTGCCGTGTGGGACTGGTTGCCAGAGAATCTCAAGACCAAGCAGACAAGCGCGAATACCTATATCTCATATAAGAAGAAGACTGGCTTCACGGACTCGTCGCTAATCCTTCCAAACGGTTCGCAGATCATCTTCAAGACGTATTCCCAGTATCAAAACAACCCTACTATCCTTGAGGGCGCAGAACTTGGATCTAAGAACCATGTTTGGCACAACGTTGGAGTATGGCTGGATGAATACCTCTTAGGGCCAGAATTGATTAACACGCTCAGGTTCCGTCTTGCCACAAGAAATGCGAAGATGCTGGTGACGTTCACGCCCATTGATGGTTGGACGGAGGTCATCAAGGAGTATCTCGATGGGGCAACAACTATCGAATCAAGACCAGCGGAACTACTTAACGGGGAGCTGGTTCCATACGTCCAGAAGTCAAAGAAGCTGAATGCCTCAGTGCATTACTTCCACTCTCAGGACAATGCTTTCGGTGGATACGAGCGAATCAAGGAAACGCTTTCGGGTAGAACTAGGGAGGAGATCCTCATCCGCGCATACGGTGTGCCGATGAAGTCTCACGCAACTAAGTTCCCGAAGTTCAACAAGGTAGTTAACGTGGTTCCTCCAACCTCTATACCAACCAAGAACATCACGCGCTATCACGTTATCGACCCTGCTGGGGCGAAGAACTGGTTCATGTGCTGGATCGCAATTGACGAGACGGGAACCTTTTGGGTTTACCGCGAATGGCCGGGAGTTGACGTTGGTGACTGGGCGGAATGGAAAAGCGGGAAATGGATGCCGGGGCCGGGATCTAAAGGTCAAGGGTTTGGTATCCGTGACTACATCGAGGCTATTCAGGAGATGGAGGGCGACGAGGAGATATTTGAACGCCTTATCGACCCTCGCCTTGGGGCGGCAAAGTATCAGGTGCAGGATGGTTCATCCTCGATCATTGAGGACTTAAGCGAATCAGGCATGGTTTGTATCCCTGCGCCGGGGCTGGATATTGACGATGGGCTTCAAGCCTTAATTGGCAAGATGTCTTGGGACACAAGTAAGCCGCTAGACTCCGTCAACCGACCCAAATTCTATGTCAGCTCTGACTGCGAGAACATAATCCAAGCACTCAGCGAATACACTGGCGAAGGCGGGCTTAAGGAAGCGTGGAAAGATCCAATTGACGTTTGCCGTTACGCTGCCATTGCCAATCTCGATCACGTTGACAATAGCCAATCATTTGTTACAACTCACGGGTCTGGAGGATACTAGTATGAAAAAACAAGCAACTAAAGCAGCGAAACGGGGACGACCCGCAAAGAAAACGATAATTATTGACGAGTCACCATGCAGCCTTGATAGCCTTATCGAGCAGCAAATTGATGATGACTTCATTGTTATGCGTGTCTGCAACAACCCAAGTTGGGTCATTGTTCGCATGGACGGACTGGCAGTTCCGGTAAAATGCCCATCTCGCCTATCAAACAAACTTGTTGGCAAACGCATTAAAGTATGCCTAGTATCTGCTGACCCCGAGGATTATTACGAATACGCATCATGACTGAATCACTAGAACTAGAGGACGAATCCCTTATTTACGCTGACAAAGAGCCAGACGTTAATGCGTTAACTGATGCGTATGATACTTGCCTGATTGATCTTGAATACTATTTCGAGTCTTGCTTGAGGTCTTACAACGACCGCCGCAACATTTGGGATGGCAAGTCTGACGATCTTCGCAAGAACGGAGCGAATGCGTTTCCGTGGCAAGGTGCTTCTGACCAAGAGGTTAACGTGGTTGGCGAGCGGATTGACATGTATGTGTCTTTGTTCGACCAAGCCCTTCAGCGCAGTCACATTAAGGCGTTTCCAACGTCTATGGCTTCAATGCCGCGAGCTTCTGTTGTATCGTCGTTCCTTAAATGGATGCGCTCAACCTATATTCCTGACTTCAAGAACCAAATGGAGTTGGGAGCAAACTATTTGCTAGAGAAGGGGATCATGGTATCCTATGTTGGATGGAAGCGAGAAAAAAGAACATATCTGCAACAAGTCACCATCGACCAAATTGCCCAACAATCCCCTGATCTAGCGAACCTTATTATTGACGGGAACGATGACGAAATGCTTCTTGGCTTGATCCAGCAAGCGTTTCCAGACCTGTCGAGCAAACGCGCTAAGAAGGCGATCCGTGATATGCGGAAGACTGGGATGGCTGAAATCCCGCTTCCTCGCCAAACCGTCGACTGCCCAATTGTTTATTCGTGCGCCCCGGATGGAGAAGTGATCTTCCCCCCGTATGTATCCGACCCCCAACGCGCTCCATATATCTTCTGGCGCACGTTCTTGACGGCTCAGGAGCTTGAGAAGAAAGTGACCAATGAGGGCTGGGATCGCAAATGGGTCGATCACGCTATCTCCCACCTGCGTGGCAAAGACTCCATGTATCTCGATGGCGAAAGCGTGAAAACCGTAACTCGTTTGCCGATCACTGACGACAATGACCTCGTGATGGTTGTCTATGGCTACCAACGCCTGATTGACGAGGAAGATGGCTCCGAGGGTATCTACTGCACCGTATTCCACCCGACTACAGACGGCTACGCAAAGCATGAGCTTCTCAATGGATACGATGACTACCCGTTCGTCGTGACGCGACTGGCCAATGACCAGAAGCGCATGTATGAAGTGCAGACGTTCTCAGACGTCCTGCGTGGCGCACAGA